GCGGCAAACTGCTCAGCAGTCGGCATCAGCAGCTCAATCACGCCGGAATCTCCCGCCCCAAGTTGTGCAGCGCTTCGCAGGCGATCTTGTAGGACGCATGAGCCACCACCTGGTCGCCAGCGCGGTAACGCTCAATCACCTTGTAGGCCCACGCAGCGTTATCCTTTTTGGGCGACACCGACTCGCGGATGGCGGCCATCTGCACCGCGCCCGCAGCAATCTCGTCCGCAGTCCTATCTGGCACCGGCAGCGCCTTCTGGTGCATCGCCTGCGGCATCTTTGCCTTCACGAGCTGCACAAACTCGGGCAACGTCGGCGGCCAGCCGGTACCGGTCTCCGCAAGCTCGCGCAGGGCGTCCCCGACGACAGTCATCGGGTACTTGCTCAGCGCCTGGTGCCACACAAGCGCCCGCTCCTGCGCGTCGCCATTCCCCCAAGCGGTGGCCGTCTTCTGTGCGCCGTAGATCGCAATGAATCTGGCAAACAGCCGGTCAATTGCGTGCAGCGGAAAGTCTTGGTTGCTCATCAAAAACATCCACGGTTTGGGGTTTCGCGGAATCAATCCGCAAGATTTTTGCGATTACGTCGGCCTGCTGATCAAGCGCGGTTGGATAGCGGGCAGGCGCGGCGCGGGCTGGCGGCTTGGGCGGGAATACGCCTGTCCATCCGTTTTGGATTGACACCTCAATGGCAGCAACCGGGTCGTGACCCGCGTTAAACATCTCGGCAAGGTTTCGCAGCGTCAGCTCCGCAGCGGCGTCTGTCAGCGGCTTTCGAATCGCCTTTCGGTGCGCCTGCCAGCTCTCCCAAACCTCTGGTGGCATCCACTCGGGCAGCAACAGGGCCGACTGGCCCTCTTTGTTTTTGTCTTTTCTTGGGTCTTGGTTCTTGGTTCTTGGTTCTTGGGTCTTGGTTGGTTGCACGGTCGTTGCACAGCCGTTCAACGGTCGTTCAACGCGCGTTGCCTTTCTGCTCAGCGCGGACGCTTTGCCTGCCTTCGATGCGTTGTCAAACGCACGCCGAAACGCCTCAATTTCCCTATCGCAGCGCGAATGCGTCCAGGCGTCGTCGGTCTGCGTGAAAAATTCGTTGAGCACGTCGCGCACCGCTGTGGCGTAGTCCTTCATCCGAATCTTTCTTGCCAGCAACTCAACGTCCAACGGCAGCGGCTGCTCGGTCAGCATGTAGAGATCGATCAGCCTGCGGTAAGCGCAATCCTCTACCGGGTCAAGGTGCCCGGCATGGGTGGCGTAATCGCCAAGATGAAATGGGTAGTAATTCATGCGTCTGCCGCCTCATACGCCGCCACCCACGGATCGCGCTTGACGACCAAGTTGCCGCCGTATTGCTTGAAGATCTGCGCCCATATCTCACGACGCGGCACAAATACGCATTCGCTGTGATAGCCGCCGTTTTGGCGCGGAGTGAACTGGCGGCGTGTCTTGTATTGGGCTGACCACAATTGCCACTTGCTTTCAAACACCTTGCAAAGCATTGGGAATGGGATCAAGCAAAAGCGCCCGGTATCGGCCCAAAGCCATAAAACGTAATCGCATCGCTTGCCAGCGTCGCGTGTCCATCCAGGGACGTTCTTTTCTACGACGCTCCACGTCTCAAGCGCCAAGTCATCTTCGTCCGGATGAGTAGCCGCCCAATCGTTTTGACGCACCTTGGCATCTATTGCCAGGTGCTTGGCGGTGCTTAACTCAACCCACCAGTCAATCCCCTGCTTGTCGTTCGCCGTGGCGGCCTGAGAAACGCCGACAGCGCCAGGAATTTGCTCAAGCAGCACAGTGCGAACATCAGCAGACGCGGACACGCCAGAAGACATGGCGAGCCGCTCACTAAAGCCATATTCAAGCGGCATTTGCTTCGGCCCCCCATGCGCTCCATCCGCTGCGCGACGATCTAGCAAACATCTCAAGATACGGGCCGGGGCTGCACGATTCGACTAGCGAATAAAACTCAATTGGCTTTGAGCTGTGCCCGTTAGGCCCGCGTGGCGCGGCAAACCAAGTGCCGACATCTTTTCGCTTTAGCATCTGCGATCCCTTGACGCCAAAAAGCACCTGCTCTGTGCTGCCGCGAAAGTAATTGCCCATGCCGATAGACGGCTTGCACCACGTCAAAGCCGTGATGTAGCGAAAGCCCCAATGCTCCATCAAGGCAAAGCCCTTCGGTAGCGACCTATTGGTGATCCACAAATACAGGTGGCAATCGATGTCTGACATATCGCCGACGGGCAGCGACATGAGCTGCTCAAGGCTCATCGTTCCGTAAGTCGGTCGAGCGCGGCCTAGCTGGTCGGCATCGCCTTCGTCGCCCCAGTCCCAAGGCGGGTCGATCAAAATCGTGGCAAATTTGGCGGTTGTAAGCGCAACGCTCGGGGCCTGCTGAATCAGCTCACGGTTTTCATCGCGGCGTTGCTCGCGGGCGGCTTCTTTAACTTCGCGCACCGCCTGCGTAAGCGTCTTCTTGCCCGCTTTTACTTCAGCGGCAATCTCAGGCGCTGCGGCTTCCACCTTCTTGGCGTCCTGCACATAACGCGGACTAACGCCAACGGCGGCGGCAGCTTTGTCACGCGCCTTCCCTGCGTCACCCGAAGGTGGCACGAATGCCACTTTCGACGTGTTTATATAAAGGTTCGCGGCCTGCCGTTTCTTTGCAATATCTGCCTCAACCTTCTCAATCTCCAGAGCGACAAAAGCAAGCTCGCTGGCCGAAAGTTGACGGCGACGCAAATTCAGCGACAGCACAAACGACAGCGGATCTGACCCGGTGTAATCACGAATCGGACAAGTCATTCCGCTCGCCGCCGCCGCACGCCACCTGTTGCGTCCATCAAGGATCTGGCCTTCGTACAGCCACACCGGCTCGCGGACGCCGTGCGCTTGAATGTCGGCACACAGATCGTCAAACGCCTGGCCTTCAATCAGCGGAAAGATATTCGCGAGCGGATGAAACTCAATCTGCATTAGTCCTAATCCTTAATAATTAGGCCAAAATAAAGTTTCTGCGTGGGCAAAACTTGCCGGTAATATTTGCCGACAGGAGAAGACGACATGAGCCCCCCCCCGCATGTAGCGGCCCAACTGTCAAGGCTCGCGTCATGAGCCAGTCAGTGCGCAAACTACTGGTTATGCGTACAGTCATTCCGCTGGGTACAAATCGGGCCGCAACTGCTGGCGGGAAACGCCGGTTGCGGCTTCAACGGCAAGCACACGCTCCGCAGGCACCCGCTTCCATTGATGCACGCTTGCTTTGGTCAGCCCCAAGATCGCCGCAAGGGCCGAGTAGCCGCCGACCGCCTTGATCGCTGCGCTTAAGGGTTCTGCCCGTTCTGGGCAATGGCTTTTTGATGTCATGTGTGAAGTATGACTCATCCATACTTCAATAGTCAAGCGCATCCGTACAAGCGGGCACTTGTTTTGCTATAACTTCGCTGGATGAAAATTGGCGAAAGAATGAAGGCGGCTCGGTTGCAGGCCGGCTTCACACAGCAACAAGTGGCTGACGTACTTCAGTCCACTAAGGCATCCGTGAGCCAATACGAGCACGACTACTACCATCCGAGCCTTGACGCCCTGGTCAAGTTTTCGCAGCTAACTGGGGCCAGCCTAGATTGGCTGATTCTTGGCCGCGAAGCGTCTGCGGGCTACGACAAGCGAATCCGCGAGCTGCCCGAAGCATTGCGCGAGTACGTTGTTGAAGCGCTGTTACTTGCCGAGCGCGTGCAAACATCAACGCCAGCAAAATTCCTGCGCCCGCCCACAAGCGACACTTACGTTGAGTTCTCGAGCTACCTGTCGCAGCTTGCAAAAAACGATGAAAAGTTGATCAAGTAAAAAAATTTGCGTTGCGAGTTTGGATTTGCTTGACTCTATGTGTGGATGTGCCATACTTCTATCCATGCCGCACACATCGCGGTGACACAGGAGAGATTGATGGACATGAACAGTTTCTTTCTCAACCGCGCAGCCGCCCGCAACGTGCGCGGCGACTTGCTGCAAGACAGCCGCGACTCTTGGATCGTTGGTCGCAGCACGCAGATCGTGCAAGCCCTTGCTGGCCTGGACTGGAAAAACGAGCAGGCTGTCTATCCGTCAACGCTGACCGTCAAGCCCAACGGCAGCAAAACCGCCGGCGGCCAGACGACCGTTAGCGTCTTCGCCGAGTTTGCATGGTGGCTGGCCGAAAACTCGGACCTGATGACCGGCGCTGCGATGCGCGACATGTTGACCAATCCGCTGCGGCACGAGATCAAGCTGTTTGCCGAGTTTGCCGTGCAGCACGCCGAACTCGAGTGCGGATTGCTCGCCGACGACTTTTTTGACGACAACGATTGGGAGGCGGCATGAGAGGCGCTTCTTATCTCGGTGGCGGCATGAAACCCGTAGACGCCAACCCTTATCGCGGAACCCGCCAGGACGGCGTGCGCAGGCATGACC